GTATATTGTTCAACTGTTATTCCTATGGCCAAACAATTCTGCAAGGATTTTACAGCTTTCCTTGGTCTTGAAGGAGGTGGATATTATTTGGATTGTGATTTCTCTGATGTTGATTGTTTGCAGGAAGGATTGAAAGAATCCGAGGACGTAAAGACAAATATAAATAAACGTTGTCGTGAACAATTCTCATGTGGGCTTATAACACTCAATGACTGGCGTGCCCAAATAGGCGAAAGTATGATAGAAAATCCCTTGTTTGACAAATTGAAATTTGATATGTCAGATGAGGAACTGGATAAAGTAAATCGAGTTTTTAACACTAAAAGTGGAGATGAAAAAGATGGAAGAGAAAATCAAAAGCCTTCAGTACAAGACAAAGGCAAATGATGTTGATGAGAAGGGTATCGTTACCGTTGCGGTGAACGGTATCGGTGTGAAGGACTCACAAAATGACATATCTATGCCCGGCTCATTCAATAAGACATTGAAAGAAAATATTGGTCGGATGCGTTGGTTCCTGAATCATCGTACAGACCAGTTGTTAGGTGTTCCGTTGAGTGGTAAGGAAACAGAAGGTAATTTGGTTATGGTCGGTCAGTTAAATCTTGAAAAACAGATTGGCCGTGATACGTTAGCTGATTATAAACTGTTTGCAGAGAATGGCAGAACACTTGAACATTCTATTGGGGTCAAGGCCATTAAAAGAGATTCTGTTGATCCCTGTAAAGTGCTTGAATGGCGTATGATGGAATATTCAACATTGACAAGTTGGGGGAGTAATCCCCAGACTTTCCTTGTGAATATTAAGTCTGCTACTGCCGACCAGGTAAAGGAGGCTGTTGATTTCGTTCGTAAAGCGTTCTTGCAGCATGGATATAGTGATGAGCGTTTAAAAGGTTACGATATGGAATTAAGTTTATTACTGAAGAGCCTCAACGGTGGTGCCGTTGTCTCATGTCCTCATTGTGGTCATCAATTTGATTATGATGCAGAAACGGAGCATACCTTTGCCCAGCAGGTATTGGACTATGCTGCTGATTATCAGAGATGGATAACACAGGACATTGTAAGGGAAGAAATGGAGAAGCTCACTCCGGAGATTAGAACCCAAGTAATTTCTCTTATTGATTCTGTCAAATCAGAAAAGAAAGAATCTACTCAAAAGGGTCTACAAGACCTTATGAATTATGTAAGATGTCCCCACTGTTGGGGAAAAGTATATCGTTCGAATGCTATTCTGCAAAACACTTCTGAAGATACCACCGGAAAAAATGAGCCGTCTGTTGACACTCAAGAAAAGAATGACGGGGAAAATGGGAACGATGAAGTAACGATTAAAGCCGCTGATAATGGCACTTTACTCGATTTCAAGAGTTTGAATAGCTGTTTCGAGAATAAATAACTTAAAATTTAAATTTTATGCCTAAAAAATTTACAGTATCAGATTTTAATCTGAAAACAGACGGTCTGCCGGCAGAACAGAAAACTTTCATGGAAAACATCGTCGGCATGATGTGTGAAGTAGTTAACAAGTCACTTGAAGGATTTGCATCACCGGAGGAGGTAACGAAACAGTTTGGTGACATCAATAATCTATTGAAAGCCTATGATGGAGAAAAGTTCCAGCAATTGGTAAAGGACAACGAGCAACTTGTAGAACAAGTTAAAACTCTTGGTGAAAGTATCGAGAAAATGAAGCAGAAAGGTCTTTCTATGGATACTATCAACAAGTTCGACGAGAAATTGAACGAGATGCTTGATTCTGAAAAATTCAGAGATTTCGCAGAAGGAAAAACACGCAAATCAGGAGAATTTGACGGCTTCTCCTTGAAAGATGTCGTTTCCATGACTGACAATTACACCGGTGATTTGTTGATTACTCAACAACAGAAACGTGTTGTGACTCAGGTTGCCAACAAAAAGTTGCATATGCGTGATGTATTAACGACGCTGACAGCTGATCCTGCATATCCTCAACTCGCCTATGCGCAAGTATATGCTTTCAACCGCAATGCCCGTTTTGTAACAGAGAACGGTCGTTTACCGGAATCAAGTATCAAGGTAAAAGAGATACAGACAGGAACTAAGCGCCTTGGTACTCATATCCGTATCTCAAAACGTATGTTGAAATCAAGAGTGTACATTCGTTCCTACATCTTGAACATGCTTCCTGAAGCTGTTTGGATGGCAGAAGACTGGAACATTTTGTTTGGTGACGGTAATGGTGAGAATTTGCTTGGTATTATTAATAATACTGGGGTGACTTCTGTAGAGAAGATTATTAGTACAGCCATTGTTACAGGTGCCGCCGGTGCTGTAAAAGCTATTACCGGATATAACGGTGATAAGGATGTGATTGTAGAGTTTGCAGAACCACAGGATTTGATTCTTGATGGAATGAGTATCACGTTCGCTGGTGCCGCTGTTCTTACAGAACTGAACAAAACACACGCTCTTGTGAAAATGGAAGATGGTCGTATCCTTATTCCTGGTGTCGCGTTCTCCGGTGCTGAAACGGCTACGGATAAAATGACATTCAGTGTTCATGAAGCCGGCTTTAAGAACATTGAGGAACCCAACTCTGAAGATGTAGTGAAAACAGCTTTCGCCGCAATGACATATGCCCAGTATTTTCCGAATGCTATTATTCTTAATCCAATGACTGTTAACGGTATGGAATCAGAGAAAGATACGACAGGACGTAATCTTGGTATCGTTAAAATGGTTGATGGGGTGAAATATATTGCCGGTCGTCCGATTATCGAGTATGGTGGTATTCTTCCAGGTAAGTATCTTTTGGGTGACTTTAACCAAGCCGCAAATTTGGTTGATTATACCACTTTGGCACTTGAATGGGCTGAAGATGTGGAGACCAAGCTTTGCAATGAGGTTGTGCTGATGGCACAAGAAGAAGTTATCTTCCCGATTTATATGCCGTGGGCTTTCGCTTATGGGGATTTGGCCGCATTGAAGACTGCAATAACTAAAGCGTAGGATTATGGATTACATACTTAGAGGTAACGATAAGGATGTAACCAATGTGCTTAAAGAGCAACGCATTCGGATTAATAGAGGGATGATTCAACTCATCCCTATTTCCGAATGTGGTCTTGTTACAGAAGAAGATGCCCGAAAGACATTGGAATGTATGCTTGCAGAGAAAAATGAAGAGATTGGCAGGCTTACTGCATCCATTGCAGAGAAAGATAAGACAATTGTTGAACTGACAGAAGAGCGTGAAACAATGAAAGCTCGCATTGCAGAACTTGAAGTACAGGTGCCTTCTGATGAAAAGAATCTTCCGGTTGCCGATTCAAAAGATTTGCAAGAGGAAGATGCCAAGGAGGTAATTGTTACAGATGATAAAGCCGTTTCCGTGGAAGATGAAAAGAAAACCGGGAAAGGCAAGACTTCTAAATAACTATCGCTATGTTGATTGATGTTTCATATTTTATGTCAGGTCCCAGGCATATTGAGAATGTTTCGGTCGCTGAAATGCCTTCGCCCCAATCTCTTGCTGTGAATGAGGTGATAAATGGGTATATTAAGGCATTTCAGCCCGAATTTCTCCGGAATGTTGTTGGTGTGACTCTTTCCCAAGCTATCACAGATTATTTGGAGCTTATTGAACGAGAAAAGGAAGATTCTTCAGATGAAGTTGATATTTCAGAAGAGAAGGAAGCCCCCCAGTCCGGATATGCAGTATTATGCGAGAAGCTGTGTGAACCGTTCGCTGACTATGTCTTTTATCATATTCTTCGTGACGCAAACACCCAGGCTACAATAACCGGGCTTGTTCGTTTGAAATGTGCTAATGAATATGTAGCTCCTTTGAAGAGACAAGTAAGCACATGGAATAGCATGGTAGAGAAGAATAAACAGTTTGTTGAATGGGCTATGTCGAATGATTGTCCTTTCGATGTGAAAATAACCAAGAATCTTTTGACCCCAATTAATGCTTTCAATTTATGATAGATTTAGATATAACAGAACTGTTTGAGGAGATTGTAAAGGAACTTCCAGAAGGGCTTGAAATCCTCTATCCAAATGGGAAAGGGGGAACTAAAGTTGTGAAATCCCCAAGGTTGAATTACATCTTCGGTAGCAGTCAATATATCAAAGATATTTTAGATGAATACAGTAAGTCTTCTGCCCAGTCTGAAAGGAAGTTTCCATTGGTTGCACTATTCACTCCAATTAGTGAGGATAGAGGTGACGCGGATTATTTTTCAAAAGCAAAGGTTTCGTTAATTATAGCATGTTCTTCTTGTAAAGAGTGGAGCAATGAGATGCGCAGAACCACATCTTTTAAAAATATCCTTCGGCCAATCTATAAACGTTTATTGGAAGTATTATATGAAGATTCTCGGTTCGACTGCGACTATGACGAAAAAGTGAAACATAGTTATTCAGAAAACTATTCATATGGCAGATACGGAGCCTATACAGATTCCGGTGAGGCTGTGAGCGAGCCGATTGATGCCATAAATATACGCTCGATGGAAATAAAAATTAATAATCTTAATTGTAGAAGAAAATGAGAAAGATTAGAACGTGTAAGGGTTCCCGGATGAACACTGGTAGTTCTGCTTGTAGCATTGACTGGAAAAAGGTCAAAGGTGCTATCTTGACAGAACATGGTGTCAAACTCCCTGCTGATATAACAGGTGAGAAGTTGCTCGAATTGTGCCATGCAGACCGTCCCGGGCGTATTTACCCTATTTTGCCATTCCTGGAGTATGCCAAGAATGGTGGAGAGCCTCAAGTTAATCCTGTAGGGTACGGTGCAAGTGAATACAACGGGCTTAGCGCTCAAACAGACACCTTCACTTTGAAGAAATTTGATGAGGTTTTGAATGCCCAGCTTCTGAAATGTGCCAATAAAGGATGGGACGTTTACTTTTGGAATCAGGATAATATGTTGATCGGTTATAATGATGACACTGATATCCTTGCCGGTATTCCGATGTCTACTGTTTACCCGACCGTGACACAGTACCCGACCAGTAGTGCTAAGTCTGCGATGACTGTTAGTTTTTCACATGAAGATGTGGAAGACAGCCAATTGCACTTTGACTACGTGCAGTTAGACTTCAATCCCAAGAATTTCGTTAAAGGCTTGGTTGATGTTGTGTTTCAAAAGTTGGAGGCCGAAAATACTTACAAAATAGTTGAAGTTGTTGGTGGTTATGACCGTACAGAAGAATTTGGCAGTCTTATTGCTGATGGTGCTGCTGAAGTTATGAATAACGTAACTTCTGCTACATATTCGGATGGTATCATTACCATTGTTCCTAAAGCCGGGGCGGTTCCTTCGTTGAAAGCTCCTTCTGTATTGTATGAAAAAGGAATCAGAGGTATCGAGCAGGTGTCATGAAGGTAGATAATGTTACGTTCGTCGAGGTTGCTGTGAAGGGCATGACGAAGGAAGAGTTTATTAATGCGCACATTAAAGTCGTGTGGCAGGAACTGAAGGAAGCTGACCGCAAGAAGAAGCTCTCGGAAGTGTACGATGCGATAACTAAGTAACCGACGGGCTGGGGTGTGATTACAGCCCAGCCCGTTATATTTTTACTGTATGGCAGATTTTGATGAATTACATAGAGTTATTCATTCCATTGCATCCGGGTTTGAAGAGGAATGTATTAGGTGTATGGAAGAACATAAGAATGTGCTCGTTGATTGTATTCAGGAACAATTATATTCCGGCTTGGACGGTACCGAACATCTATTGAATCCTGATTATGATACTGACACCTATTTTAACGAGCCCGGTCCCTGGCAGAACCGTGCGGAACAATATAAACGATGGAAGGAGAGGATAACTCCACCTCTTAGAAGTGAGATACTTTATTTGCCACCGCGTCCGGTTGAGGTACCTAACCTCTTTATTACTGGTACTTTCTATGATAGCATAACTGCCGATAGAATTGATTCCGGGCTTCGATTCTCAACGAAAGGATTTACGGACGGTAGTTCTATTGAGAAGAAATACGGTGAGCAGATTTTAGGCATTGGTGATACAGCTAAAGAGTACTTTAATATTATGTATCTCCGTCCCTGGATGGAACGTTTCTTTTCAGAATGTGGATATCGGTAGAAAATGGCTTGTAGTTGCGAAATAAAAAAGATGCAGAGTGAACTGGAACGTATCAGTGATCTTGCAAAGAAAGCAGCTGTCTTGGATGGTTGCATGTATGTTGTTTATCAGAAAGAAGATGGTACCTATGCTTTTGATAAACTTGGAGTTGAGATAAAAGGAAAGATTATTGAATATAGACATTATCTGTAATTATGGATTTAAAATTGAAAGATTTCGTTGATGAGAGCGATTTGCAGAAATTGGTGGAGCTTGATAATACTATTGAGCGTGTGAGGGCTGATTATGTTAATGCGGCCAAAGAATTAGCAAAAGGTTTGAAACTAAATGTAGAAGGTGTTGCTGATCTTGAAAAGTTGAGTAACCTTTATAATACTCAAGCAAAAACGGCTGGTTCTGCATCTGCTGAATTAACCGAAGCTCTTAGAAAACAGTCTGAAATAACTCAAACTGTCAGTAAGAAGATAGAGGAAAAGCTAAATGTAGAGAAATTATCTGCTGCTGAACTGAAGAAACTAACCAAAGCAAACTCGGATAATGCTGTGTCCTTGGAAAAGGCTGCTAAAGCAGAAGCTAACTTGACAAAAGCGCAGAATGCCGGTAATACTACTCGTAAGAAAGCTGTTCTATCTGAAGAAGAACGTTTAAAACTTATCAGAACTGCTATTATCTTGACTAATCAGGAAGTACATAGCCGTTCACAAGCAAAGGAAATGAATAAGCAGCTGCAAAAGGCTGTTGATGTTTTGAAAGATACGGATGAAAACTATATTCGTACACTTGCCCGTCTTAATTCTACAATCGGAATCAATACCGATTACATAAAGCGAAATTCCGATCGATATAGTCAACAGAAAATGACTATCGGTGCATACCGGGAAGAAGTAAAGGCTGCATGGGTTGAGATACAGAACGGTAATAAATCCATGCAGAATATGGGTGTTATTGCCCGGAATGCCGGTAGGATGCTTAATACAGAGCTTGCTCCTGGGTTAAGTAAAGTTGGTGCTGGTTTAAAAGGGTGGGCAGCTGGATATATTGGTGCACAAGCTGTTGTTAGTGGAGTTGTTGCTTTATTTACAAAACTGCGTGAAGGAGTAGGTGATATTGTTAAATTTGAATTAGCTAATAGTAGGCTTGCTGCAATATTAGGAACCACTTCTGATAAAGTGAAGGAGTTAACTGCGGATGCTCAACGTTTGGGTGCTACAACGAAATACACTGCATCCGAAGCTACGGATTTGCAAATAGAACTTGCTAAACTAGGTTTTACTCGAAAAGAAATATTAGATGCAACAGAGCACGTTCTAAAATTTGCACAAGCTACCGGGGCAGAATTAGCAGATGCGGCTTCATTGGCAGGTGCTTCTCTTCGTATGTTTAATGCTGATACAAGAGAAACTGAAAGATATGTGTCTGCGATGGCTGTCGCAACAACCAAAAGCGCATTGTCGTTTTCATATCTCGCTACTGCATTACCAATTGTTGGACCGGTTGCAAAAGCCTTTAATTTCAGTATTGAAGATACTTTGGCTTTGTTGGGTAAATTATCGGATGCCGGCTTTGATGCTTCAATGGCTGCTACTGCTACCCGTAATGTTTTTCTAAATTTAGCTGATAGTAATGGAAAGCTGGCAAAGGCGTTAGGTAAGCCCGTTAAAACATTGCCTGAGTTAGTTGAAGGATTGAAATCGCTAAAAGAAAAAGGGGTAGACTTGAATACTACTCTTGAATTAACTGATAAGCGTAGTGTTGCCGCTTTTAATGCCTTTCTCACCGCTGTTGATAAAATATTACCACTTAGAGAACAGATTACTGGTGTAGAACGTGAATTGGGCGATATGGCTCACACGATGGGAGATAATGTTCATGGAGCTCTTGCTAACTTATCTTCAGCATGGGAAGCGTTTATGCTTTCTTTCTCCGAGTCAACGGGACCTGCTAAGGAGTTTCTTAATTGGATGGCTGATAAAATAAGAGGTATCGCCAATGATTTGAAATCTCCTGAAGAAAAAATAGAAAAGATAGATTATAATTTTAGAACACTTGCAAAAAAAGATGCGAACAAAAAGTTATTGGAAGTAGAAAAAGATTTTCAGGCAGAATATAAGAGGCTTATTGATGCTGGTGATACAGAGGAACAAGCATACACAAAAGCTGTTATTCAAATGAAAAATAAACGTATTGAAGTAACGGCCCAAGAGAGAGAAGCTTTAAAACGGATGAAAACTCGTGCTCAATATGCAACATCAGAGTTTGAAGATATGTCTTGGATAAAGAATGGTGCTGCTAAAATGTTTGGCTATTACACATCGGAAGCAGAAAAAGCGGATAAGGCTCAGTTGGAATTTTCTAAAAACTTATTTAAAATAGCATCTAGCGATGAGTTTAATCGTGGACTTGATGTGATTGCAGAAAAGTTCCGTCCAAAGGGTAACGACAAAAATGGTTTAGGTATAACAGTCCTTACTGATAAAGAAAAACGTGAACAGGAAAAAGCTCTCAAAGAGAAGCTGAAAATTCATGAAACTTATCAGGAATCAGAACTAGCTCTTATGGATGAGGGACTGGAGAAAGAACTTGCTAAAATTGGTGTTGCTTACTCAAAGAAGATTGCTGCCGTCAAGGGTAATAGCAAAGAGGAAATTGCTACTCGTCAGAATTTGGCGAAAGAAATGCAGGATAAATTAGATGAATTCTCTATTAAGTATAATTCTGACCGTGAAAAGAAAGATGTTGAGAACGCTCTTGCTGTTGTAAAAAAGGGGTCCCAGGAAGAACTTGATTTGAAATTGCACCAGTTGGAGTTGCAACGTGAAGCAGAAATTGATGCAGCAGAGAAAACAGGTGAAGATGTTTTTCTCATTGACGACAAATATGCAAAAAAGAAACAAGAACTTTACGAAAGACATGCATCCGATCAGGTGCAATTAATAGCAGAGAATGCAGCGCATGAGCAGGAAATCCGGGATGCTGCATATGTTATGGATACGCTTGCTCTTAAAAAACAGTTAGCTTCTAAGGAAATAACCCAGCAAGAGTATGCAGAACTTGAGTATCAGTTAAAATTAGATTATGTACGTAAAACAACCGAAGCTGCAATTGATGCGTTGGAGTTGGAGCTTCGAAACGAAAATTTGAGCGCAGAGGATAGGGCAAAGATTGCAGAGCAGTTACAGAAATTGAAAGCGGACCTTTCCCAGCAAGAAGCAGAAGCGGAAATAGATGCTATCAATAAAGTTACTAAAGCGGATGAGAAAGCACAGAAAGAACGTCAGAGGAATCTGAAAAAATGGCTTCAAACTGCATCTCAAGCAGTGGGTGCTATTGGTGATCTAGTCTCTACTATTTATGATGGTCAGATTCAGAAAATAGAAGAAGAGCAGGAAGCTAATGATGAGAAATATGATAAGGATGTAGAACGAATACAGAATCTAGCTGATTCGGGAGCAATCTCCGAAGAAGAAGCAGAAGCTCGTAAGCGTGCGGCCAAGGAAAGAACTGAAGCTAAGAATGCTGAACTTGAAAAACAAAAACAAGAAATGGCACGTAAACAAGCCATTTGGGAAAAGGCGACTAGTGTCGCTCAAGCTGGAATAGCCACTGCACTGGCAATAACTGAAGCTTTACCGAATATTCCTTTATCTATTGTTATTGGTGCCATGGGAGCAATTCAGGTTGCAACTATTCTTGCAACTCCTATTCCTTCCTATGCAGACGGTACTCAAGGTAATGATAGGCATCCCGGCGGTGCCGCTTTAGTTGGTGATGCCGGTAAACATGAAGTTATCATGTATTCTGGAAAAGCATGGATTACTCCTGATACTCCAACTTTAGTTGATATTCCTAAAGGTGCGCAAGTCTTTCCTGATGTTGATAAGGTAGATATCTCTAATTTTGATATACCGGATTGGGACTTTCCCACATTTTCACCGACATATTTTGCATCTTCTTCCGGTGGCACCATTGTTTTCAATGATTATTCCCGATTAGAAAAAAGAGTTGATAGAACAAATCTCCTTTTGATGAAGAGTCTTAAAATGCAGCGTCAGGATGCGTCTAACCGTGATTTTGAACTATATAAGTTGTCTAAACTGAAATAGCTATGATTGAAAGATTAAATCAGATAACATTGAATGATTTCATTGAGCTTTCATGCGGCAACTATGCTTGTTTGCTTTCGGACCGCGGATCTGTGTCTGAAAGCACGCTTAAAGAGATGGCATCTAAATTAATTATTGAATACAGAAGCATTGTTAATCCTTCAGGTATGCAGGCTATGATTATGGACAAAGAGGATATGGTGAAGGAACGTGCCAAACTATTGAGCCTTCGTATATGTCAGACTCTTGTTTCTCTTGGCTTTTATGATGATGTTCGTCAGGTGTTGGGCCAATTAAATGTAGATATCCGGGATATGAGTGATGAGCAAGTTATATCGAAGCTTGATCATTTACTTCATTCTGCAATTTTTGAGCAAAAACGGAATGAGGAGAGACGCAGTGAGGAACATAAAGGAAGTAAGGCTACTCCTGAACAAATTCGTTCTTCTTTTGATGCAGAGATTGCTTTTCTAATGACATTCTTTAAAATGAGTATAGATTCCCGTGTAATTAACGCTGCTGTCTACGCAAATATCGTTCATCAAGCCGATGTTGAAATATCGATCAGAAAAAGAAGCACATGATAATATTGGTATTACATATATGCTGTAATTCGATTAATTTTTAATTAAAGCGAATTATTTCATACAGTCGTTTGTACATCTCCT